CTAAATCTTCAAACGCTGATGCTGCACGTTCAGAAGCAGTATCTTTACTAATTATTGATGAAGCAGCCTTTATTGATAATATTGCTGAGACATGGGCATCTGCTCAACAAACATTAGCAACGGGTGGTGGTGCTATTGTATTATCAACTCCTTATGGTACAGGTAATTGGTTTCATCAAACGTGGGTTAAAGCTGAAAGTGGAGAAAATGATTTTTTACCAATCAAACTACCCTGGTATGTACACCCAGAAAGAGATCAAAAATGGAGAGATGCTCAAGATGTTTTATTAGGTGATCCTAGACTAGCGGCACAAGAATGTGATTGTGATTTTAGTACATCAGGTGATATTGTATTTTATAACGAGTATTTAGAATATTACGAAAAAAGTTTTATTAAAGATCCCTTAGAGCGTAGAGGGGCAGACCAAAACCTTTGGGTGTGGGAAAATGCTGATTACACTAGATCTTATATGGTAGTAGCCGATGTTGCTCGTGGTGATGGGAAAGATTTTTCTACTTGTCATGTAATGGATGTTGAAACTAATGTTCAAGTAGCTGAATATAAAGGACAAATTGGTACAAAAGAATTTGGTCATTTGCTAGTAGGCTTAGCTACAGAATATAATGAAGCATTGCTTGTAATAGAAAATGCTAATATAGGGTGGGCAACAATACAAGTAGCTATTGATAGACAATATTCTAACCTTTACTATTCACAACGGGGTGGAGAGGCCAATGCTAATTCGTATTTTGATAAATATCAGGACCACTCAAAAATGGTAGCTGGTTTTACTATGTCATCTAGAACCCGACCTATGGTTATAGGAAAGTTTCAAGAATATATAGCAGATAAAAGTGTAACCATTCATTCAAAAAGGTTAGTAGAAGAAATGAAGGTGTTTATTTGGAAAAACGGTAGAGCAGAAGCACAAACTGGGTATAATGATGATTTAGTTATAGCTTTTGGTACCGCTATGTACATTAGAGATACGGCATTAAAATTTAAACAAAGAGGATTAGATTTAACAAAATCTGCATTAAGTAACATGAAAGTTAATAGAACACCTTATCAAGGTAGTTATGGTTTTTCAAAAGGAGCAGATAATCCTTACCATATGGATACTAAAGGTGGTAAAGAAAACATTGATTGGTTACTATAGTAATATTTATAACAATAATAATAAATTATGGCTGATAAAAGCGTATTTACAAGATTAAAAAGATTATTTTCAACAGATGTAATAATCAGAAATGTTGGTGGAGACCAAATTAAAACTATTGACTCAGGTCATGTTCAGTCTAGTGGTGAATATGAAACCAACGCTTTAGTAGATAGATACAATAGAATATATTCTACAGCTCCTTCATCTTTGTATGGAGCACAGTTTAATCTAAACTATCAGTACATGCGTACATTCATCTATTCAGAATATGATGTGATGGATCAAGATGCTATTATAGCTTCAGCTTTAGACATATTAGCTGATGAATCTACTCTTAAAAATGATATGGGTGAAGTATTATCTATACGAAGTGCTAATGAGGACATTCAAAAAATATTATATAATCTATTTTATGATGTATTAAATATTGAATTTAATATGTGGATGTGGATACGTCAAATGTGTAAGTATGGGGATTTTTTCTTAAAACTAGAAATTGCAGAAAAATTCGGTGTATATAATGTTATACCTTATACTGCTTATCATATGGAAAGACAAGAAGGATATGACCCAGAAAACCCCGCAGCAATTCGTTACAGATATAATCCAGAGGGTGTAAATGGTGGAGGAAATGCAGGTTCCGGTTATTATACAGTAAATCAAAACGAAGATAATGAGACAGGTATAGTATTTGACAATTATGAAATGGCTCACTTTAGATTAATAGGAGATGTTAATTATCTTCCTTATGGTAGAGCTTATATTGAACCCGCAAGAAAATTATACAAACAATATTCATTAATGGAGGATGCAATGTTAATTCATAGAATTGCTCGTGCACCAGAAAAAAGAGTATTTTATGTAAATGTTGGAGCCATTCCACCTAATGAAATAGAGGCATTTATGCAAAAAACTATTTCAAGTATGAAACGTACTCCAATGATGGATGAAAAAACGGGTGAATACAATTTAAAATATAACATGCAGAATATGTTAGAAGACTTTTACATCCCAGTAAGAGGTAATGATAACACAACTAAAATTGATACTTCACCAGGATTACAATATGATGGTATACAAGATGTAGAATATTTAAGAGGTAAACTGTTTGCTGCCCTTAAAATACCAAAAGCATTTTTGGGGTATGAAGAAGGTGTAGAAGGTAAAGCTACCTTAGCCCAACAAGATATTAGATTTGCACGTACTATTGATAGAATACAAAGAATTATATTATCTGAACTTAATAAAATTGCCTTAGTCCATTTATACACACAAGGATATACAGACGAATCATTAACTAATTTTACATTAGACATGACAACTCCTTCTATCATTTATGATCAAGAAAGAATTGAATTAATGAAATCTAAAGCTGAATTATCTGGTACATTATTAGAGCAAGGTTTAGTACCATCTGATTGGATATATGATCACATTTATCACTTTAGTGAAGATCAATATGAGGAATACAGAGAATTAGCTAGAGAAGATGCTAAACGTAAATTTAGACTTAAACAAATAGAGGAAGAAGGTAATGACCCACAAGAAACAGGTCAATCATATGGAACCCCTCATGATTTAGCTTCATTATATGGTAAGGGTAGAACAATGTCTGACCCGGGCAATGTACCTGATGGGTATGATGAAAAAGCTGAGTTAGGCCGTCCTAAAAATTCGATTACTAAAAGAAATACCCAAGCGGATAATTTTGGTAAAGATAGATTAGGTACTAAACGTATGAAAGATAAAGATAATAATGGTGGTGATTCAATAAACCCTAAATTTAAAGGTGGTCCTTTAGCCCTTGAAAATGCCAATACCGTTTACTTACAAAATAAGCAAATATTTGAAGCTATGGATAAGAAAAAATTGGTATTCCAATCCGATAAAGATGATACTACTTTATTAGATGAATCTCAGTTGAAGGAACAATAATTTTTATATATTTATAATAAAATATTTTTTGATGAATATTAAACACTCAAAATACAAAAATACAGGAATTCTATTTGAATTGCTAGTACGCCAAATAACGGCAGATACATTAAAGGGGGGTGATTCACCTGCTATTGATATTTTAAAAGAATATTTTGTAAAAACCGAATTAGGAAGAGAATATAAATTATATGAATCCATAGTTAAATCTAAGGTATTATCCGAAGGTAAAGCTATTATAGTCATTAATTCTATTTTAGAGGTTAATAATAACCTAAATAGAAAAGCAATTAAGAGACAAAAATATAATTTAATAAATGAAATCAAAACCCATTACAACTTAGAATCCTTTTTTGGTTATAAGATAAAGGGTTATAAGGAATTAGCTTCATTATATACTTTGATTGAATCCTTTAATTCTAATAGTAAGGTAGCTACAAAACAGATAATAGATAGTAAAATTACCTTATTAGAATATTTGACTAAAAATAAAATTGAACCTAAGTCTCAAAATACAGTATTAGAAGAATTTTCTGGGTATGATAAGGATGTAAGAACTTTAACTTACAAAATCCTTCTAGAAAAATTTAATGATAAGTATGATTTATTAACAAAAGACCAAAAACAAGTCCTTAAAGAATATATTACGGCCGTAGATTCAACCCCAGATTTAAGAAATTTTTACAACAGTAAAATTTTAGATTTAAAATCTACATTAACCGAAATTACTAAAAATATTAAGGATAAAGCTACTCAAATAAAAATTACTGAAGTAACTAAATTTTTAACTGAATTAAAGAAAACTGATAAAGTTGGAGATGATAATTTAGTGGATTTGTTACGTTATTACCAATTAGTAAACGAAATACAGATAGCAAATGGCAAAAAAATATAAACTTAAAGAATTTGAAGTAGGTGATGTAAAGGTTAACGATGGGGTTAAATCCACTGTTACAGATATTGATTCTACTACAGGCGCTATATCTTGGTCTATTTTACAAGTACCTAATATAGATAGATTACTTGATGAATCAGATGATTTAGTTGTTACCGCTAAAAATGTATATCAAAAAGTTAAAGATGATAAAGTATTTTTAGATATTTACAAACAAGCTAGATCCCTTAGAAACGTTATACGAACCCATACTAGAAACAACTACCCCGAAGAATATAAAAAATCTAGAGGAGTAAATGAAGAAGAAATAGAAGAAATGTCTACAACTGGTGGTGGAGCAGGATCCGCTACTTTTAGTGCTGGTACTGGAATGCAATATGCTACTCCTTACGCATTTAAAAAGAAAAAGAAAAAAGTAAAAGAAGACTCAAATAACCCCGGTAAAGATTTAGGACCAGGTCCTAAGGCATCAGAAGATGGTGTTAAAGATAATGCATACGTAAAACAATTTAAATATAAAATAGTCCCTAAAACTAAAGATGGTACTTATGTACAAAAAGGATCAGGACTCGACGTAAACAAATTATTTTAATATGTATAAGGGTAATATAAAAGAACAAGAAGATAAAGCATCTAAATTCCATAAGGAACGTGTAGAAGCTTTTGATAAACTAGAAGCCAGATTTGAAGATATTAAAAAATCAATTAAATTAGGTAAAATAGAAACAATAAAATACTATAGGGATAATCCAGATAGTTTTTCAGTCGTTATAGGCACAGATATGTTAAATGATTATTTCAACGATATAGAAACATTATTACAATAAAAACACCATGAAAAAAACAGCAAACCAATTACATAAGGAATTAACAGCAAAGTTAATCACAGAAAACTATGTAGATTTACACCCTATTTCTACTTTCGAAGCAACTCCAAAACTAGATTTTGAAACTAAATTTGCAAATTTTATAAATGAGAAAAAAGGAGACTTATCTTCATTAAAACCTATTGTTAATAATGATGAAGTAACAAACACTCAAAAAGAATCAGATAGTATATCTGCTGATTCAAAAGCTAAATTTGAAGGTAAAGGATTTCAAGCTTCTTACAAAGTAGACAAAACCATAGAAAATATTGATTCTCATAACTACGATTACAATACTACAGTAGAAAACATTAATAATGTTAATGGTGAAGAATTACTAAAAGGTGTACAATTAGAAAGTAGCTACAATAGTGAATTAACTTTAGATGAAGCTAAAGAACTAGTAATTAACAACTTAGCTAAAGACCCTTTACATTATGTAAAAGAAGGACAATTTGGAATTAAGGGTGTAGGTTATACACAACCTAAATCACAAAGAGCTGATGGTAAAAATGCAGGTAGTGGGTATGGTGAAAAATTAAAAGATAGTGATAATACTTGGGATTTAGTAAAAGAAAGTATTGGTGGTGTAGTAACATCAGGTAATAATCCATGGAAAAAAGTAATGGAAAACTGGATGACTGAAGACTCATTTGATAAAGCTAGAGATAAGGCAATTAATGCCTCACAAGAAAAAGCAGGCATTGAAGAAGATGCAAAACCCGATTTCGCGGATATTGATGGAGATGGAGATAAGGGAGAATCAATGAAAAAGGCAGCATCTGATAAAAAGAAAAAACCTAAAAAGGAATCAATTGATGCCAAATTAGCTGAAATAGGAAAAGAAGCTGAAGAAGTAAAAATGGAAGCTCAATTAAATTTTCTACACGATCATATCCAAGAAAAGTTAGATAGAGTTACTTCAATTTCTGAAGATGAAAATCTTAGTGAATTAATTGATAAGACGAAAATGAAACAAATGCAGAGAGAAATCAAAGATTTGGAAAGAAAGAAACTTAAAATGGAAAAAATCTATGAAAAATCTTGTGGTAAAGCTTACAAAAGAGTAGAAATGGTAGATGAAGTTGAAGCTGATTTAGAAGAAGCATATGATGACGTAAAAGAAACAGAAATAGAAAAGGCATAATGAGCAAAAAGCTATTAATAGAAACTCATGCTATAAAGATATCCCCTTCTCAATTAACTGAAAATGTTAGTAAGGAAAGTGGAAATCTTTTAGTTGAAGGTATTTTAGCTACGGCTGAAGTAAAAAATGGTAACGGTCGTTATTATTCTAAAGCTTTATGGGATCGTGAAATGGATAAATATAGTGAACTCATTGAACAACGTCGTTCAATGGGAGAATTAGATCATCCTGAATCTTCAGTTGTTAACCTAAAAAATGTATCTCACCTAATATCAGAATACTGGTGGGACGGGGATAATGTAATGGGTAAAATAGAAGTATTACCAACACCCTCAGGAAATATACTAAAAGAATTAATTAAAAGTGGTGTTACCGTAGGTGTATCATCTCGTGGAATGGGTTCATTAGAAGATAGAGGTGGAGTAATGGAAGTACAAGATGATTTCGAACTATTGTGTTGGGATTTTGTTTCAACTCCATCAAATCCAGGATCATATATGACTACCTTAAATGAAGGAAAAAACACAGTTACATATGATTATTCAAATGTAAATAAAACAATACATGAAATCCTTTGTTCTAAGGGTTCATGTCCTATAGTATAATAATATTTCTTCGGACGCTACCGACGGATTTAAAGCATGGAGCGCTCATTTGAGCGCTTTTTGTATTCTTAAAACCCCTCCATATACGTATAATTGTAATGTGTCATGAGTATCTTATATGACACCGATATAAAAAATATTTCCTATTACGATTCCTAATAATCGTATTTCACAAAAAAAAAATTTTGAGATTATGGCAAACACAGATTTGTTAAAAGAAGCAATTGCCGATGCTAAGTCCGTTAAGGAAACTGCAATCGCAAACGCTAAACTTGCTCTTGAAGAGGCTTTTACACCTCATTTAAAAAGTATGTTATCCGCAAAATTAGAAGAAATGGACAAGGACGAAGTTGAAGAAACTGAAATCCAAGAAGTTGAAGCTGATTTAGAAGAAGCATATGATGACGTAAAAGAAGAAAAAGAAGAAGTTGAAGAAATCAATCTTGATGAGTTATTAGCTGAGTTAGAGTTAGATGAAAACGCTCGTACAGACGCTGAAGAGGAAGGCTACAAAGATGGTATTAAGGACGAAAAAGAGGACTTGAAAGAGGACGAAAGTACTGATGCTGAGGAAGAAGGCTACCTTGACGGAGAAAAGGACGAGAAAGAGGACGAAGACGGCAAATTGGAAGATGAAGAAATTGATCTAGAAGATATGTCAGAAGACGACCTTAAAGGTTTCATTGAGGATGTTATTAAAGATTTAGTAGCAGACGGAACTATCGAACCAGGTGATGAATTTATTGAAGATGAAGAAGATATTGAAGACGTTGTAGACGTTGACGGTATTGAAGATGTTGAAGATGTTGATATTGATGTAGAAATCGATGAAGCAAAAGTAGAAGATTTAGACGAAATGTCTAAAAAAGAAAAAGCTGAAGGTGACGATCGTAAAAAAGACGATAAAATCGAAGCTGAAACTGAAAAAATGAGATTTAAAGAAGCATTAGATGAAATTAATGCCCTTAAAGTTGAATTAAACGAAGTTAATTTACTTAATGCTAAGTTACTTTACACAAACAAGATTTTCAAATCGAAAAACTTATCTGAAGACAAAAAAGTTAAAGTGTTAAAGGCATTTGACAAAGCGACTTCAGTAAAAGAGGCAAAAGTTGTCTTTGAAACTTTAAATGAAGGAATAGCTTCTAAAGCAACTCCAACATTTAATAGTATTAAAGGTAGTGCTTCAAAAGCGACAGGAACAATTACTGAAGCTAAAAAACAACCAATAATTGAATCAAACGATGTTTACGATAGAATGCGTAAACTAGCAGGTTTAATTTAAACACAAAAATTAATTTAATTAACCTTAAAAATTTAAAAAAATGAGCTTAAATACTCTTTTAGAAAGCGCAAACCCATACCACTCAGTACAGAGTGATGCGGCCAGATTGGCAAACAAATGGGAAAAAACAGGTTTGTTAGAAGGAATGAGTGGTGCTAATAAAAGCAACATGGGAATTATTCTTGAAAACCAAGCTAAACAATTAGTAGTAGAATCATCTAATACAGGTGGAGGTGCTGGTTCTGGTACTTTTACAGCAGGAACAGGTGCTCAGTGGGCAGGTGTTGCTTTACCATTGGTAAGAAAAGTATTTGGACAGATCGCAGCGAAAGAATTCGTTAGTGTTCAACCAATGAACTTACCTTCTGGTCTTGTATTTTATCTAGATTTCCAATATGGAACTGACAAAGCACCTTTTGGAAAAGGTGAGTCATTATATGGAAATACTGGAACTAACCCATCAACTTTACCTTTTGGAAACACTAATACAGGTGGTCTTTACGGTGCAGGAAGATATGGTTATTCTATTAACTTAACATCTTCTGTATTAGCAAATGCTGCTTTATCTTCAGGTTCAGCAACTATGACTGATATTTGTTGGGATTCTTCATTATCTTCTTCTGTAGCTCTTGGGCCACAAGCAGTAGGTGGTTTAGCATTATTAACAGTATTAACTTCTTCTATCAATGCAAACTTTGATCAAGAAGCACTTAAGAGTTTTTACTTAATTGGTACAAATGCTCCAACAATAGCTAACCAGTACCCACAATTTACTAAATTCGCTTCTAACGGTGCAGATTTAGAATTTGTAGTACCATCTAATTCTGTTATACCAGGAACTGATTCTGCTTTATCTTATTCATTAGCTCCATTGGACAATGAAAGAGGTGATTTCGAAGACGGAAACAATAACTTAAACGGACAAAATACTCCAATTAAAATTCCAGAAATCAACGTACAGATGCAATCATCTGCAATCGTTGCTAAAACTAGAAAATTGAAAGCAGTATGGACGCCAGAATTCGCACAGGATTTAAATGCATACCATGCATTAGATGCTGAAGCTGAATTAACATCAATCTTAAGTGAATATATTTCATTAGAAATTGATTTAGAGATCTTAGATATGTTAGTTGAATCTGCTGCTGCTGGAACAGAAGTGTGGTCAGCTGTAAACAACAGATCAATTTCAGGAACTGGAAACGGTACTGTATCATCTTTAGGATTCTATAATTCTCAAGGACAATGGTTCCAAACATTAGGAACTAAAATCCAGAAATTAAGTAACATCATTCACCAGAAAACTCTACGTGGTGGTGCTAACTTTATGGTAATTTCTCCAACAATCGGTACTATCTTAGAATCAATTCCAGGATATGCTGCTGATGCAGACGGAGATGTAAGTGCAGCTACTTACGCTTTTGGTGTACAAAAAGTAGGTGCTTTCAACGGAAGATATAAAGTATACAAAAATCCTTACATGACAGACAACTGTATGTTATTAGGATTTAGAGGTGCTCAATTCCTTGAAACTGGTGCTGTATTTGCTCCATACATTCCATTAATCATGACTCCATTAGTATATGATCCAGAAACTTTTACTCCACGTAAAGGATTGATGACTCGTTATGCTAAGAAAATGGTTCGTCCTGAATTCTATGGTAAAATTATGATCAACGGTCTTGAAACTCTATAGTAGATAGATTAAACATAATTTAGTAAAATTAACCCGGCTTTGGCCGGGTTTTTTTTTACTTTTCATACGTATAATAAAATGCGTTATATCCAAACTATATTTATCTCATTATATAGCTATATCAATAATTTACGGTTTGTTAACGTATTTACAACACTTTTATTCACTAATCGCACAACCCTTAATTTAAACATTTTATGGCAAGTAAACACCACACGGATGATGTATTCGTCCAAAAGAGAAGACCAAAAAATCCAATCAAATTTAATGTACAGCTTAACGACGAACAGAAGGAAGCTAAAGCAAAAATTATAGATTCACCAATAACGGTAATTAAAGGAATGGCAGGCTCAGGAAAAACCCTAGTTGCAACACAAGTAGCATTAGATATGCTATTTACAAAACAGGTAGATAAGATTGTTATAACAAGACCTACAGTATCTAAAGAGGATATAGGTTTTTTACCAGGAGATATTAAAGAAAAAATGGACCCATGGTTAGCACCAATTTATCACAACCTTAATATGCTCTATAATAAGGATAAAATACAGAAATTGCTCGATGACGAAATCATAGAAGTAGTCCCTTTTGCATTCTTAAGAGGTAGAACATTCTTAGATGCATTTGTTATAGTAGATGAAGCTCAAAATGTTACACATACACAAATGGAAACCGTAATTGGAAGATTAGGTAAAGGTTCTAAAATGGTGATATGTGGCGATATGGCTCAAATCGATTTAAAAGATAAGCGAGAAACCGGTTTTTCTTTTCTATCTAGAATAGAAGAGCACGTAAAAGGATTTAAAGTAGCAACTCTATTAAAAAACCATAGACATGATATAGTATCTCCTATATTAAAAGTATATAGTACCTTTAGAGATTAATTACAATTACATTTTTAGTTTTTGATATCATATTTATAATAAAAATATATAATGGCACAATGCATAACTAGTGGTTCGTTAAAAGTACTTATACAAGAAAGTATAACCTTACCTAATAAAAATGAGGAGATTTGTATTAACGAAATCACCATCCCTGGCATTACTCAAACAGTAAGAAGAGTTGATACTATATCTACCAAATTTAGTGGCAGTGGAGTTGAAATTTTAAGATTTGTTGATTCTGAAGAACAACAAGTAGCAGGTTCATTTGTAAGAGATACAGTTAAGTACATGAGATTTACGAATTTATGTTCTTCACACTTTATTTCTCTTTACTTAATCCAAGATAGTCCTGAATCAACCTCACCTAACACTACTAATAATGGTTCTGGTGATGAGACATTATTTAAGATAGATGCAGGTAAGTCAATGGTGTTTTCAAATGCACAAATACAAGGAACAGATTATTATGATTATGTCGTAGAAGGATATGTTGACATTCAATATTTTTCATCATTTGCTGCCTTATCTTCAATAAAAGCAAAAGCAGATACTAAAGATATCCAAATAGAATATTTTGTAGCTTCTTCTTAATATTTATAACAAAATTAAATTAAATAAAAAATGGCATTAACATACAGATCAGTAAAAGGTTCAGCATTAACAATTGATGAATTAGATAATAATTTTAGACATTTCACTGGATCCCATGCAATCACTGGGTCCCTTACAATATCAGCTGATTTAACAGTTGAAGGATCAGTAGTTTCATTAGCAGCTTTACCAACAGTAGACCCTGCAGTTGCAGGTCAACTTTGGAATGATGCCGGGACTTTAAAAGTATCATTATAGTTTATACTTAAAACTTACATAAAAAAATTAAGGGCTCAATATGAGTCCTTTTTTTCATATTTATAACAAAACATAGATTATGAATATACCTATTTGGGATGGTTCAAGTTCATTCGCACCCGGAGAAACACCTTTTGGTTTTTATGATAATGACGCTGAATTTAGAAGAGATGCTGATAAAGTAGCTGTTTTCTGTGCAAACAGAATGGGTTACCCATTAGTTGACATCGAACTACAATCAGGTTCTTTTTATACGGCATTCGAAGAAGCTGTAACCATGTATGGGAATGAAATATGGGCCTATATAGTTAGAGATAATTTTTTAGATTTAGAAGGTCTTTCAATATTTGAAGAATTAAACGAAACAATAATAACACCAAGCTTTGCTTCTATTGTTAGGTTAACTGAACAATATGCTGATGAAGCAGGAGTAGGGGGAAACATCCCCTGGTATTCTGGTTCTTTTGCTTTAACTAGAGGACAACAAAATTACAGTTTTGAAACATTTATGTCAGCTAGTGGGTTTACTGGATCTGCTTATTCTGAAGGAATAGAAATTAAACGAGTATTTTATCAAGAACCAGTACCTGCATCTTCTCAATTTTTAGATCCATACTCTGGATGGGGTTTTGGAGGTGGTATCGCAGCCGGAATGGCAGGAGTTGGAGGATTTGGTGGTAGTCAAGGGTTTTTAATGATGCCATTAAGTTTTGATATGCAAGTAATCCAATCTATTGAAATGAATCAAATGGTTAGGAGATCTAATTATAGCTTTGAAGTTCATGGAAATGATCTTAAGGTATTTCCTGTTCCTAACCAAAGTGGTGCTATATGGTTTCAATACATTTTTAATAGTGATAGATCATCAGGTGCTATAAAATGTGCCGAAGATAAAATTAATAATGTTAGTAACGCTAACTTTAAAAACCCTAAATATAGTTTAATTAATTCTATTGGTAGACAGTGGATATTTGAAATGACATTAGCCATTTGTAAAGAAATGTTAGGGTATGTTAGAGGTAAATATTCAAGCATCCCAATTCCAAATGCAGAAGTAAACCTTAACCAAGGTGATTTAATATCTGCGGCAACTGCTGAAAAAACAGCCTTATTAGAAAGATTAAGAGCATATCTTGATGAAACTTCTAGAGCAGCCTTATTAGGAAGAAAAGCACTAGAAGCAGAATCTAAAATGGTAGAATTACAACAAGTCCCTTGGACAATTTTTATAGGATAATATATGGCAATGTTTACAGGACAGAGAGATGTCTCTCTGGTAAGAAAATTTAATAGAGAATTGATGGGTAACATTATTACCCAACAATGTTCTTTGTATCAATTTAAATTAGAAGAAACTAAAGTAAATATTTATGGTGAAGCAGCCGGGTCTAAATTTTATAATGGTCCTTTCTTATTTAATGTTTTAATTAATAGGCAGGATCAAGCATATGCTGAAAATGAAGAAGGAATACAGTTTAATCAACCTATTGATTTTTATTTCTTTAGAGATGATTTAGTTGACGCTGATGTAGTACCTGAAGTAGGTGATATTGTTTTATACCAAGAAAGCTATTATGGTGTACAGAGTACAATAGGTAACCAATATTGGGGAGGTAAAAATCCTGATTATCCAAACGAAGTAAATCCTTTAAATCCTGGATTAGAAAAATTTGGTAGTAATTTATCAATTTTAGTATCAACATATTATATACCAGCAGATAAAGTAGCAATTTCACCTTATGTAGAAAGAATGTAATGAGCAAAATTAGAAAACCCATACCAAAAACCCAAAAACAATTAAGTGTTGAACAGCAAAAGGCGTTTGATACTGAAAGAGGTAACCCAAACGCTAGAATCAACCCAAACGAATCAGAAACTGGGATAGATTTTAATAGATCTACTAAATTAAGTTTTAAAGGTGATTCTACAAAACCCTTTTCTATAGGTATACAAGATCTTGATGAAGCGGTATTTTATTATTTTAAAAATGTAATTAAACCTTTTGTATTTCAAAATGGAGAAAGAAGAAATGTTCCTGTAATATATGGTTCACCTGAAAGATGGAAATCATTCCAACGTGATGGTTACTATAGAGATAAAAGTGGTGCCATAATGCTACCTATTATTGTTTTAAAACGAGATACATTAACAAAAGATAGAACAGTATCTAATAAACTAGATGCTAATGGTGTAAATTTATATGGATCGTTCCAAAAAAGATACAGCCCCGATAATTTTTATAACAATTTTTCAATATTAAACAATAAAAAACCAGTAAAAGAACATTATGCAGTAGCTATGCCTGATTTTGTGACATTAGAATATAGTGTTATTGTTCAATCCTACTATATGGAACAATTAAACAAAATTATCGAAGCATGTGAATACGCATCAGATTCTTACTGGGGTAATCCCGAAAGATTTAAATTTAGAGCTTTTATCGATTCCTTTGCAACTGAAACTTCACTAACTAAGGGTATGGATAGGTTAGTAAAAGGAACATTTAAAATCCAATTGAGAGGATACATTATACCTGATACAATCCAAAAAGAAATGCATTCCATTCAAAAGTGGAATTCTAAATCCAAAGTTACAATTAATATGGAAACTACCCGTAATGCTGACACATTCGAACCAGGCATTAGAACACTCCCTAATGGACAAACTCGTCAAGAGTAATTTGGAGATCGTTAAATAGTTATGTATATTAAGGTTACTGAAACTAACCACAGTTATATAGTAGTAAATGAAGAAAACACCAAAGATATTTGCCCACGGTAGTTATATAGGAACTACAGGATACGCTAACCATACTAGATTTTTTTATAGAGAACTTTCAAAATTATATAGTTTAAAAGTTAGAAATTATACTGTAGGAAAAACCTGGGTGGGTCAAAGTGAAGAACCCCACAACGATGAAAAGGATTTTGATTCTTTAGATAAACAACTTTTATGTGAACAATCCTTATGGGATTCTGAAAGAAATCTAAACCACCACCCTGTATATTTATCTCATGGTGAAAGCTTTGATCATAACCTAAATATTGTTTTAAACGAAACAGATCATTTTTTCTATTATGAAGAGTACGACGGTCCTAAAATAGCATATAACGTTTGGGAATCAACCCGTCAACCTGATCGATTTTTTAATAAATTAAAAGAATACGATCAAATATGGGTTGCTTCTAATTGGCAAAGAGATTGTACTATAGAACAGGGAATGAACCCAGATAAAGTAAAAGTTATACCTGAAGCAGTAGATGGTAATATATTCCAACCTAACTCTTCAGTTACATTACCAGAATATAAAGATGAAAGATTTAAATTTGTATTATTTGGTAGATGGGATTATAGAAAATCCACTAAAGAAATAATTGAATGTTTCCTCCAAGAATTCAGTAAAGATGAACCAGTAGATTTAGTTTTATCTATAGATAACTTGTTTGCTAAAGATGGGTTTGATAATACTGAAGACAGATTAAAACATTATAATCTAGAAGACCCTAGATTAAAAATAAAACATTTTCCTACTCGAGAAGAATATATAAAATACCTACAAAAAGGTCATGTATTTTTATCTTGCGCAAGAGCTGAAGGGTGGAACTTACCTTTAATTGAAGCTATGGCTTGTGGTACTCCTTCAATATATTCAAATTGTAGTGCACAGTTAGAATTTGCAGAAGGGCTTGGAATACCTGTAGATATAAAATCTATGTCTGAAGCTAAAAGAGGTGAATATAGTAGTTTTTCCCAATCTTTATTAGTTGGGGAATTTTATGAGCCGGATTTTGACCATTTGAAAACTCAAATGAGAGATGCTTATGTTAATTATAAAAAACACAAAAAACAGGCATTATTAGAGTCTAAAATTATTAGAGAAAAATTCACTTGGGAAAATGCTGCTAAGATAGCCAGCAATGAAATAGATAATTTTTTAGATAACTTACCAAAAAATAAAATAGAAATAAGTTTTAATTTAGGCCCAAAAGTTGAAGTTAAAGGACATAATAAAGAAGAATATTTTGTTGAATTTATAGATAGTTCTACTAATAAAGTAATACATTCATCCACAATTAAAAACAATATGTGGACCAAATGTAATAAATCTTACCATATTCCTTGGGTTATAAAAGTAAACGGAGTAATAATCCATACTTTTGATTTAAAGGATAAAACAGTCAAAATTAACTTTGAATCAAAAGCATTAGGAGACACACTTGCTTGGACTCCACAAGTCTTAGAATTTTATAAAAAACATAAATGTAAAGTAATAGTAAGTACTTTTCACAATGAATGGTTTGAAACACTCCCAGCATATAAAAACATTAAATTTATAAAACCTGGAAAATCTAGTAGCTCTTATGTTACTTATCAAATAGGTTGGTTTAAAAGTAATAAAGGAGATTGGAAAAATTTCGATCATCACCCCAATCAAGTAAATACTATACCACTTATACAAGCTGCTACTGATATTTTAGGTTTACCTTATAAAGAAGTACATTATGGAATAAACTTTATACCTAAAAAACGACCAATTAAAGGTAAGTATGTATGTATCGCTCCAAGAGCAACATCAGGTTTAAAAGAATGGCCACATGAAAACTTTAGATCGTTAGCAAAAAAATTACAAAGTAAAGGGTATAAAGTAGTTAATATATCTAAAGAAGGCTTTAAGGGAACCAATATAATAGACAAAAAGAATTTAAAGTGGGAAGATACTTTAAATCATTTATACCATGCTGATTTATTTATAGGGTTAGGTTCTGGTTTATCATGGCTTAATTGGGCATTAGATAAACATACAGTTATGATAAATAACTTCATCCCACATGGATTTGAATTTACTCATAATTTAACTAAAATAGAAAACCACTCAGTATGTAATAATTGCTGGGTTAGCCCTTCTTATGTGTTTGATCCCGGAAATTGGGATTGGTGTCCAGAAAATGAAGGAACAAAAAATCAACACATATGTCAAAAATCAATAACTACGGATGTGGTGTATAACAAAGTTTTAGAGGTGTTAGAACCAAAAAAAAAACTTAATTTTACATGGATAACAGGTGGAAATGAAGCCTATTTACCTATGATAGAAGTATTAGCTAAAAGCTTATTAAAATATTCTAAACACAAACTTATAGTGTATAGTTTCAATTGTAATTCTACAATCGATTTACCCAATGTAATCAATAAAAGAATTGATTATAGACCGAAATCTACACATGCTAACACACATGAACCCGATTTATTTAGTAAAGACTATTCTATTTACTTTGCTAAGTATTTAGCAAGTTTAGATTCTTTAAATGAAGACTATGATAGTTTTGCTTGGATTGATGGTGATGCCTTTGCAACTGAAAATATAGATACCTCTCTCCAATACTTACCAGGTTTAAAAGATTACCCTTTATTTATGAAATATTTTCACGATGATATTAATCAATGGAGACATCATAAAGGTATAAAATTAGAGGGAAGTTATGGTAATGAATTAGCGACTATAAAAAATATTAAAAGAAACCCTAATAATAAATTAATAGCAACTGGTTTTTATTTCTATGATAAAAAAAGTAAACCCTTTTTTGAGAAATGTTTAGAATGGAATAAAGAACTAAACCAATATTCAATAAAAATCTATACCGATGATAATGCATTTTCAGAAGAAAGGGTAGCTAATAATATATTATGGGAAGAAAATAAAATTTTAGATTTACCTATTACTTGGAATAACTATTATAGTTCAAAGGATGAAACTTTAGTTAGTCCTTATTTTTTAAAAAAAGGATTTGATATAATGTATGATAAACTAACATTACAACCCTATTTTATTCATGGACCTGACCCCTCAGTAAAACCAAAAAATGCAGAAACTTTAAATCAAGCATTTAATGATTACCAGTTAAAAAAATTAATGATTGTAGCGCATCCAGATGATGAATTAATATTTGGTGGGGCTGAGCTAATAAAACATGGACCTGAATATAAAGTTATTTGTCTTACTAATAAATCAAATGAAATTAGAAGTAAGGAATTTAAAACGGTAATGGAAAAATTAAATGTAGGGTCTTGGGAGATGTTTGATTACGAAGATACATTATTTCCTACTCAACAATTTAATTTAG